GGGCAGCGGCTCAGAGTCTATTTTGCCGGATTTGAGCATATAGAGCCGGTGCTCAATGACATAGCTCTCCTCTCCATCGGCTGGCGGCCTGTGGATCTCTACTTTGAGGTAGCTGATATCCTTTCTCTTTTCTACCGGATCATTGAAGGTATAGGCTATAATATGGGCCTTGATTTGCTTGATATTGCTGATGCTGACGACCGGATACCAGTATTTTGGGGGGATGTTCTCGATGATCCCCCTGCCATCGAATCTGAGCTTGAGGATATTACTACCGGTCTTGCTGTAATCCACCACGCCATCCTGAGTCCCTTCCCAGAGCAGGTTATCCCTGATGATCCTTTTGAGGGCGGCCAATTGATCATCCTTGTCTGCCGCTACTTCAGGGATCTCCCCGGCCACCAGGTCAGACCAGAGTCGGGAAAGGAGCTTGTGGAAGTTGATGACAATCCTGAGGTCTCCGCTCTTATCTGCCCGGAGCTTTCGGACTTCATCCTGCCAGACCTGATTATGCTTGCCCCGAAAGAGCTTCGTATTCTGCTCATAGAGCTGGAGCCGGGCCTGAGTATCGGCATCTTCTGGCGGCCAGGGCTGCTTGATCTGCAGGATGGCCTCATAATCGGTTATCAGGATAATCAGCTCTTGGATTTTCGGGATGCGGCGTTGGTCTGGAGATTTTCAGAGATGAATTTCGGGATATCCTGGAAATGGGAAACGCACATCAGGATATTCTCATGGTGCAGGATTTGGCCGGTAGCTTTCGGCCCTCCGGGCAGCAGCTCAAGGACCTCGCCTGAAATGGAGCCCTTGACATAGCCCACGTCATCGGGGCCGAATGGGTGACCGCATAGGACGCACTTCATAACTCACAGTCCTGCTGGCTTGGCGTGGGCAGTTGACAGACCATAGAATACTCGCATAGCCCAATACCTTGTCTCATCACAAGCATGGTCATTCTTCTTTACGGGCTTGTCCTCGCCCTTCTCCTGAGATTTCACATCCCAGACGTAGTTAAGCAGCTCCTCAATAGTCCGCCTGCATCGGATATAGATCTTGAACAGGCCGGTAGATAGGGCTTGAGCCAAGACCTGGATACCATCGAGTACGGCATTCCGAGCAGGATAGATGACGATGCCTTGAAAGTCTTTCCGGAATTGGTCTATGAGGTGCTTGGCGGATGGATCGACATCAATTGATTTAGGACGGATCGCTTTTCCATTCCAGAATAAGAAGGTCTTCATGTCTGCTGATAGGGAGGCATCCGTTTTTGAGCCGCTCTTTTGAGGTTCATAATAAAGCTCTTTGACTTTGTACCAGATCCCTTTTGCCCGACCATATAGACCAAAGACACAAGGGTTTGAGGCCCCATAGTCTACTGAGGCCCGCCATTCCTCAAATTCGGCAGGTAGTTGATCCACCACATAGCCGTCTTGGATATCAGATGAGAAGAAATCGTAAACCGCGCCTTCTGCGATGCACCAGAGGCCCAAGATATACCGCTTGAAGAAGATCGTTCCGGCTGCATAGAGCTGCTTGTACCTGGCTTTTGTGGCTTCGGTGAGGCTCGGGTTGTCATCCATGAGAAAGTGCATCACATAGAGGCCCAACTCTTTGGCCCGGTCAATCCATTTCTCCTTAAACCAGTGATAGGGGCTCTCAGGATTACAGTTGAACCAGAGCTTCGCACCATCTACGGAGCACCGGCCCACGGCCTGATTGACAAAGCTTTCCGGCTGAAGAGCCACTTCATCGAAATATGCCCCGGCTGCCGTGATGCCCTGGACAAGATCCTGACTGGATTCATCTTTGCCTCCGAATAGGTAGAAATAGTTGACATGGCCGAGGTAACTCACCTCTATCATGTTATCTGCCCGGTGGTCTACGAACTGCATGCCCCGGCCTATTAGCATCCTCTTGAGGGGTGCGGCCACGTTCCGCCGAAGGCTGCCTATCGTCTTCCCGGCCAGGATGAAGTTAGTAGCGTTGAAATTGGCCATAGCCCAAATAACAAAGGAAAGAGACATCGGGGCAGTCTTGCCGCTCCTGATAGCTCCCTCAGCTATTATCCCGTTTAGGATCCGGATCGGTGAGCCCATCGCCCACCAGGTTAAGATTCTCCATTGGAGAATGCTCGGGGGGGTCCACTTGAACGGGAATATCTGGAGCATCTTTCCACACTTCGAGCGTCTTTGTCTCCAGGGCAGCCATGAACCCATCGTCTTCTAGTTCCAGTGGCTTGGCAGGCGCTTCCAGACGACGCTGATTTAGGAGGCGCTCAGCGGCAGATGTCCACTCAGAGAAGCCTTTTGGGCTATAGACCTCTGGGAGGCTTGCTTTGAGATATGACAGGGCCTCATCGAGGAGATCCAGCCGATTTTTTGATTCAAAACTTTCTAGTTTTATAGGCTTCTTTGATGCGGATTTCTTATCGGAAAGTTTGCCAGGGAAAGTTTTTCCTTTGGGCCTGCCATTGCCCCGCGTCGGGACGCCTGCTTTTTTCAGGATCTTGGAGATTGTGCCTACCCTTTTCTTGTCGCCTAATCGCTTTGCAGCGATCTCCTCTTGGGTTAAGCGGCCTTCTTTTCCATCCAGGATAATTGCTGCTCTAATCTCGTCTGGTATGGGCACATATCATCAATCCATTTAGTGATTAGAAGGTCTCGCCAGGCTGTTTATCAGAGTCACTCTTACGGAGGAGGCTAATCCCCACAATTAGATCCTGGCAAGGCCCGTCACATAGTGACAAGGAGGACGGGACCAGAGCGCTTACTCTGGCCCCTGATTTGGTCTGACAGTTCTACACGCTTCTGGGTTTGTGGTGATAATGAAGGGCAGCGACGCCGCCCTCTGATGGAATTTATCCCGCCATATCGAATATCCTTTATGGCTTGATGTTGGATCGCAAACCCCGCCGCGAAGATTTGGTATCAAGCGCGTGGCGGGGCTCCTATATCAGAACAGAATACGCCCGAAGGAACCACCGCTTGATGCGGGCCTTTTGGGGATCTGTTCACCTCGTTTGGTGTCATCGTTAACGGCCTCGGCTTTCCTGTGGTCCGCTTCATCGGCTCATAGCAGGCCGGGCCTCACTCCAGGCCTGCCGTCTTGCCCTGCATGTCTCGGAGATACAGGCTCCGGCCCTTATGGGCGATCATCATGAGCCGGGCCTGATCGGTCCGGCCACATGGTTTAGAATTGAGGTTCCTGTCTACTCTGCCCGGAGGGCAGAGATTTTGATATTCATCATAGACATTACCACTTCATCCTATTGGATGACTATTCATAGATGAGATGGCAGGAAGCGCAATACAGAAAGCCCCTGTGGTCTTTGACCAGCTCCCCGCCGCATGGGCAGGCATCGAGCTTGAGCGCCTCGCCGTTTTGGGTAATTATGATTATTTCTGGATGCTCGTTTCGGGGATCGCTGTACTCCCTGGCCAACCGGCCCTGCATTCTGATGACCTTTGGAGGCCGCCAGGACCAGACGCGCCGGGTATAGCGGCGGCCATTGTAGAGCAGATGGCCGTCAGAGTCTTCTCCCAACTGGCAACGGATGATTAGGCGGCAGTGGAGAAGGCCGCCATCATTGATTCTTTGCCAGGCGCTGTCTTTTCCGAGCGCCATCTCTGTGGCCGGATCATAATCATCCATTCCCCTCAATTCTATTGTCTGCCTTGGGAGAATATTATCTAGGTTTTGGAAGTCTATTTGGGTCGCACTAATACACATGCTCTCCCTCCTGAGATGACTGTCTCTGTCTCGACTTTGCCCGATTCTTCCAGCCGGCGCACTGCCTTCTGGATCTTGCCGATGCTCCAGTGCCATTTCTGCATTGATTCTGATGCGATTTTCTGGATCTGATAGAAATTGAGGCCCGGGTGGGCCTTGACCAAGGTGAGTACCTGCAGATCGGAGAGGATCATCTAATCATCCACCACCCTTAAGCGCTTCCAATAGACTATTTTAGAGTTCCCTTTTTTTGTGGGCTCTTCGAGTCTCTTAACCAGGCCCACAGACATAAGCGCAATTAGAATCTGCCGGAGATTTGAGTCGCTTCGGCCTGTTGCCTTAATCAATGCACTCATCCGGGTTGGTTTGTAGGGGATCTCAGGGAGCACCTGGGCCATGAGGTGATGAGATGTCATCACTTTGGCCCCCACCAACGCAAGACGGGCCGGCTGCCGTTCTTGTGCTTCTTATGTCCTAGCTCGGGATGGGCAAAGCCATAGGATTGCAGAGTCCTACAGGCGTCTCTGATCCGACCAACTGGGGCCCCTAACCAGAACTGCATCTCTGTAGCGGGGATAGCGTGATCGGGCCTCTCGGGCAGGATAAGCTGGATGCGGTCCCCTAGGCATTCATGCATGACTATGGCGCTCATAGTAGGCCTTCCAGCATCTTTGTGTCCAGGATGCCACCGGGAAACAGGGTCTCGGGATTATAGTAGACCGCGCCAATCTGCAGGACGGGAGCCGCCCGAAAGGAGATCCCATTCAGATGCAGCTCTGTCATCGTTTCCGCGTCTTGCAGCAGATCCTCGATGAGGCGCTTCTCCTGGAATGAGATCCCATTGGCCCGGAGCCATGCCGCCAGTTCATGGCATCGAGGGCAGTCTGGAGAGCTGTAGAGGATGATCATAGATGGGCCTCCAGGATACGGAGGATATCATAGCCGTGCACGATGTAGAGCTGACCGAGGCGCGAGGCCATCACTTCCAGCTCCAGCTTTGTGATTACTCCCTTTGCTTTTTCGCTTTCGTACCGCTCCTGAGCACTCCGGATGCGGCTGACTGTAGCCCTATCGAGAGGCATTTGCACCCCCCTGGAGCTTCCGGATCTTTTCGGCCATCTCTGCCGTGCTGTAATTGTGATTGAAATTCCTGTTGATGGCTATGCAGATCTCATGCACCATCGCGCCCTGCTCTGCCATCTCCTGTATCCGAGCGTCCATCGCATTCAATGGGACCACTGGCGCGGGCTGCTCTCGGATTATGGCCGATGAAGGCTCGGGCTTTGGAGCTTTAGCGCAGACCGCCCGAACCCACTGCCACCGGACTCCGAGGGCTTCTGCAATGTTCTTTACTTCCTCGCCCCTCGCATGACGAGCCAGGACCTCGGCCTTGAGGGCGGCTATATCCGCCTCACCTCCTTCCTGCTCTGGGGGTTTTGTAGCTATATTGGAGTCCTCTTGCCGTGTCGGTAACTTATCTCCAGGATTTCTCAGGGATGACTCGGGAGTGACGGTTTCCCTACGGGCTGCCGCGTAGCCCTCTTGCCGGATAGTGGCCTCTTTCCGAGACATGGCGTCCTTATATCTGCCTCGGCAGGCGTCCGGGGAGATCTGCACCTTGAATTCCTGGCTGATGGCGGCTGCGATCTTGGGCCAGTCCTTGCCGTGCTCTGCATAGAGATCTACGATCCGGCTGTTGATCGGCCCGCTTATGGCCGGGTCGGATATCCTTGGCCGGGCCTGCGGGTGGGGCTTGCCCTGGAGCAGATCGTCTATGGCCTTGATGTGGCCCATGATCTCAGGCAGAACTGCTGCCTTTTCGGTGGGGATGGATGTGCCGAATATGGCCTCTAGGATCTTGACTTCACTTGCCATTGCCTTCACCCCTCAGTATGGCTCTTTCTCCGAGCAGTGCCTTTTCTTTCTCGATCAGGATATTGATACTGGCCCGGATGCCTCGGACCAAATCCTCGATCTGATTGATCCGTTCCTGTGCATGTAGCTTTGCCCCCAGCTTCTGCCTGGCGGCCAGCTCCTCAGCAGGGACACCGGTCCGTCTCTCTGCGGTCATTGCTCGCCGCCCTTAAGCTGATCGAGTACGCCGGGATCTTTTTGGACTGCCTCACAGGCCCGGTCAAATTTGCCGAAGGTGGTCTCTACAGTCTTGCCGTCCGGACCGGTGATCGCTATCTTGGCATCGTCGTACTCTGCCAGCGAGTGGTGCATAGCACCGTCCAGAAGATTGCGTGCTGCACCATCGCTCCCTTTTTGCACAGCCTTCAGCGCTTCTTTGGTGTACTCCTTCACCCCCCTTAGACATCGCCCGAGGATCGCATATTTCTTGGCGGCCTCTTCTGGGCTGTCGTCTACATCTGGCATATGATTCAGGGCATTGATCAGATTTCGCTCTACCTCGGGTAAGCAGAGTCCCAAGCATGATATTGGATCCATGTCATCTGCGATTGTCATCTCTTTATCCTCCTTTTTAGCCTGTCAAGCGGTTCGAATCGGTGCATGCACCGTTCACCACTTAGCTCCATTTCTGACTTGCTGGATTCTTGCTATTATATACATTATGCCACATCATATTTTTACACCTCAAAGTAGATTAATATATTTTAGACATACATTTTTCTGTTTCTGTGCTATTTCCCTGCTTTCCTACATCGTTTTTACCTCCCATCGGTGATCGGTGCATGCACCGATATCTAGTTTATTTATAATTCTTAAGACAAATTAACTTTGTATTCTTCTTCTTGGGATGCCAGATGACATCAAAACGCAAATCGGCAGCTATGAGGCTGTGCAGCTTCTTGATGGTGGACTTCTCCACTCGGCATAGCTTTGCTGCCTCTCTGTAGGTGATCCCTCGCGTGCCTGCTTTCTG